CTTTCTACTTTCATAATGAGGCGGAACTATGTCCGCCTCAAAATTTCTAATTATTATGCACCTGGTGATGCAAAAATACCTCTGTAGTCAGATACACCAAATGAGTATCTTTCTCTAGCTTTGTATCTTACGTTACCAGTGTCAAAGTCACCTTCCATTGCAGTTTTGATAGCTGCTCTGTCAAAGTACTTCATACCATTAGGTACATCAGTGATAATGTAGAATGCATCTGGGTCAGTTAAGAAGTTGTTCACTCTATAACCTTGAGGAACCATTCCCATTGACGCAATTGCATTGATGTCATTATCAGCAGTACCAACTCTACCTTGAGTCTTCATAAGTCTCTCAGCAGTGAACTGAAGTTCAGAAGGGATAATCATCTTAACACCTCTTGCAGCAATTTTTAGACCTCTTTCGTCTGTCATTGCAGCAATGTCAATTAATGATTGCTCTAATGAAGTTTCGTTCAAGTCGGCAGCCACAGCTAATGTGTTAGATACAGTTCCACTAATTGTTGGGTGAGAAGTGTTAAATAATGAAACACCATCACCTGAAGTGAATGTACCAAAACCATTAATCAATGGATTAACCGCTTTAACTTGTTTTGTGTTCGCCATAGATCTAGCTAATGCTTTTGTATATCTACTAGCAAGTCTGTCATACAAGTTATCCTCAATAGCTTCTTCAGTAATTGCAAAAGCAAGAGCCACAGTTTCATGTGTGTATCTTGCAGTGAAAGTTTCTTGAGCGTTGTCAAATGAAACTCCACTTCCTTCTGCTTTAGTCTGAGCTTGAGCAAAACCTGATAACATAACTTCTTCTTCAAACGCTCTGTCTGAAGATTCAGTAGTGTAGATTTCAGCATGCTGATTCTCGTAACGTTTATATTCCAGACCGAATAAAGCATTCAAACCTGGCTCTAGTTCTTTAACTAGTTGTCCTCTAGATATCGCCATAATTATCCTCCTTATATTCCGGCTGTTTGTTTCAAGAAATGTTCATTGATCGTAACGACCCAATTTACATTTGCTGCTGTTAGATCATTATTTTCAGGATCTTTAGAAACACCGATAACCTTTAATTGGCCATCAGTAGTTGCTAGATCTGCATCATCTAACTCAACTTTTGAAACGTAGTTAGGTGAACTTCCTGCAGTGTACTCGATATTAGCTACATTACCAATATCAGTTTGTGCAGAAGCACCAGCGTTATTTGATTGAACCTCAAATCTTTCATAAGGATCGTCACTTACAAATCCAACAATGTCTGTTGCAGTGTTAGATGCAGCTAAGTGATTAGCCCATGTAGGTTTTGAAGTTGAAGCGTCAGTATAGAATACACCGTTTAGTGAGCCTAATAAAACGTCTCCCGCTGCTGCTACACCAATAGTTCCAGTAGCTAACATTTCTACTGGGTCCCATTGATAAATAGCTGTTGCAGAAGCTGCAATATCATATTCACTTAAACCTTGATTGTCTCTATTCTGTCCGACTTTACCAATTGCTTTCAAACCGAAAGCGGCGTCTTTATTTGCCATAGTATTTGTCCTCCTTAGACATGTTTAGTTTAAGTGTACTCTGTTGGCTTAGAAATTCTTTAATTAGGATTTCTTAGTACCACCAAAAGTTACACGTGTTTGCCTATCAATATTGATCGGCATACTTGGGTGCTGTTCCTTCATAAGATCGTTGTCAACTGCTTCGACATTATCTTGAGCTTGTTTCTGATAATAATCAGTTCTTTGCTCGGCAATCTCTTCCGGTACCCTAGCCAGCACTAGGCCTCCTACTCCGATCACTCCCTTGTATTTACCATCATCCACAATTGGGAAATCTGAGTCTGGATATTCATCAGCTCTTACTAATTCGTATCCTGATCTAATTCTTCCGGCAACATTCTTAGTGTCTTGGAATCCCATAGATTCAACTCTTATCCATCTGTGTTTAAATCCTGTTGGTGCAGGGGGTGCATCTAAAGATGAAGGTGGAGTCCAAACTTTTTTCTTAGATTCTTTTTCTCTTGTTTGACTCGCACGGGATGCTCTTTTTTCGTTATTATTTTCCATATGCTTATGCCTCCTTCGTGATTTTTAATTGTTTCGCATATTCTTCTAGTGGCACACCTAATTTTTTAGCGATTGCTACCTGAGAGGATGTGAGTCTCACAGTTTTGCGACCAGTATTTGTACTTCGCTTCGCACTAGCTACTGTTTGTACGGGTTTGGTCGGAACTTCCCCTTTATTTGATGTATTTGTATCAAATTTGTGGGGGAATTCAAGTCTTATTCTTTTATCAATTTCTTGATAATACTCATCAGACTGAGGATCATAACCCTCTTGCTCTGTAAGTTTCTTATGTAGATCAAAAGCAGTATAAGTCATAGCCGTATCTTGACCGAACCAGGCATTTCTAGCTGCCCATGTTTCAGCTTTAGGATCAGGTGTTCCTTGAGCTGCTTGTTGTCTATTTAAGTTTATTTCTGGTTGTGGAACTTGTTTTCTTTGTTGATTATATTCTTCTTGAGCAACTTTAGTTTCTTCAAGTTTAGCTTTTTTATAACCAAGTTCAGAAATAGCAGTTAACGCTTCTGCTTCAGCAGTTAAGTCATTTGCTTCTCTCGCTGCTGCAAGTTTTGCTTGAGCTGCTTGTACTCCTGAAGTAATACTATCTTCAGTAGACTTCATGAAGCCTGGTTCAAGCTTCGAGATTTTAGCTTCTGCTTCTTTTTTAGCTTTTATTTGTGCTTGAGCATAAGTTAAAGCTTCATCTTTTTGTCTCTCTGCTTCTCTCCATTTATGGGTTAATTTAGCTATTCTTCTTTGTACTCCTTCAGAGTATTTTTCTAATTCTTGTTCTTTATTGTCCTGTGCAGGCTCTTCTTTCTTTTCTTCTTTTGCTTCAACAACTGTTGAAGTCTCTTCTGTTTCATTAGTAGATGTTTCTACTTCAGGTGTTTCTGTTTCTGCAGTTTGAGTTTCTTCTAACTCAATTTCTGTATCAGGACCTGATGTATCTATATCAACTGTTTTGTTTTCTTCTACGTCTGGCATAGTTTATCTCCTTCTATGATTAATATTGATGAAGTATATCTTCAGGGTTTTCAATGGTTGCTAAAACTTCATCGTCATTTAGCATTCTTACTTCCCCACCATCTATTTGGATTCTTGATCCCGCATATCTTGCAAAGATAACCCAATCACCTTTTTTACACCAAGGACCTTCTGGAAATTTATCTTTATCATAACAATGTGGACCCATTGCAAGAACTAAACCACAAGTAGATCCAATCTGTTGTCTCTCTAAAGTTTCTTGTCCAAGTAATAATCCACCTTTAGTTTTTTCTGGCATTTTAAATGGCAGAACAACTAATCTCCATCCGGTAGGTTTAGGTAATTTATTTGATTCTTTTGTTTTAAGACGTTCGTAACCGTCTGCTTCTTTTTTTGCTTCTTCGTCGTATTTATCTAATAGTGCCGATTTAACTTTCGGGTCGTTCGAAGTCGACGACGTTTTCTGGTCTTTCAATATCATTTTTGTGCTCCTTTGGTTCTAGCAGGTTAGAGATTTCCTGTGATATTTTTAAATAGGCATGTGCCTGTCCCATCATATACTTGTATTTTTCCATATTGTCAATAGCACCACCAATCATGGCATCTGCTATATCTTGATAAGACTCTTTAAGATGTTTTTGTACTTTATGAATTATTACTGTTTCTTCGTTTAACATTTTTCTTTCTCCTTTTATTTAGTAAATTTACTCTTGAATGCCAACACCATTCAGTGATTCTTATAGCACCTGTTTCAACAAATGCAACGGCATCATCTAAAAAACCACAAAATCTGTATACTAATCTATCTAACATTTCCAACGTCTTCTAGCTTGTCTAATTCTAGAATTAGGATCTGCTGCTGCTTTCGGAAACTTCTTCATTTGTCCTGCGCTTCTTGCACAGTATGATTTACGTCTATTTGCAGCTTTTGATCCTGGTTTGACTTTGCCAGTAACCGCTGTTTTTAATTTAGATCCAGGGTTTTCTCTTCTGTATCTTGCAACTCCAGCCTTAGTCATACCTGCACCAGACTTAGTTGATCTAAAATATTTTTTTGTTTTAGGTGGTTGCTTGTCTCTTGTTCTTCCACCACTTGCATACTCTACTCTATGCCCTTTAGGATGTGGAACATTAGTTTCCAATTGATCAAATATTTTTTTAGTTCCTTTTTGAAAATAAGTTCTCATATTCTTTGCATCCTTGGATCAGTTGATAATATATTTTTTTCTGCTTTTGGTCTAGCTATAGAATCTTTGCTTCTTTTTCTAAGTTGTGCAATAGCAGATTCTTTCAACTGCTTTTGTTTTTTCAATTGTTTTAAATCTTTTTCTAAGTTCATTATGCAAATGTTTTTACGTTAGTTGGTTTAGGTCCTGTGTTACCTGCAGCTCTCTTTCGTTTGACAGCACTCGCCTTTTGTGACTTTGTCATTCGTGTGGCTTTTGCAAGTGGAACGCATTTTGGATATTTCCTCTTTGAGCCTTTGCTTCTCCCGCAAGGCTGATACTTCCCGTTCTTCTTCGGGGCTCCGATATCGACCCACTTCTCCGATACCCATTTTCTTAAACCACCTTCTGAATAATAAGCTCGCATTAAGCACAGCCCATTCTTTTTCTTCTAGCTAATCCACCACCTCTGTATTGATCACGCATCATTCCACCACCCATGGCTTTTTTACGATTACCTTTTTTACCACCAGGTGTAATTTTACCTGAGCAAACTCCAGAAGCATACATGTTCGCGTACGCCGAAGGGTACACCTTGAATTTTCTCTTCGCTGCTGCTTTTCCTCTAGGACAGAGTTTAGCCATTACTTAGAAACCCTTTTACCTTTTTTATAACCCATTCGTTTTGCAACTTCTGGCGCTTTTGCTTTTAAAGCTCTTAAACCTTTTCCTTTTTTACCTGCTGGTATTTTCTTTTTCATTATTTTTTTCCTCCTCTAAATATTTGTGTACCCTTTATACCATAAATGCTCGCCACGACAAGGATCCACAAATTAGTGAACCATCCCGGCAGCTGCGAGAACATATCAAAGAACAATTTTACCTTGTCCATCGCTGTTGGGTCATCCGATATCACTGCCCAAGCGAGCACCAACACGGGCAAACTTAGAATTATCAAAACCGCCTCATCTTTCCAGTCCGATTGTCTAGCTTCTAATAATTTGCCTTGGTAAGCTTCCTCACCTTGAGCCATCTTAGTAGCATGCATTAATTGTGCTTCAGACATTGCCATTTTCGTCTTCTGCTTGTTAGCATAAATTTTACTTCCAGCAGAAACGGCTAATTTGATTGCCGATAACCACATGTTAGATCCACTTAGCTTTTCTAGACTTCTCTTTTAGCATTTTTTTAGTTCCTCTTACTTCAACTTCTTCGCCTTTTGCGATGTAGTTGTAAGAACCATCAGCTGTAGTCTTAGATCTAGGGTCAATTTCAAGATTCATTTTGTTTTCTGACTTGATTTCAACAATTTTATCTAATTTTTCCATATTTTCTCCTTATGTATTTTATTTTAACTGTTTTTTTAGTTTTTGTCACTAACCTTTACGCATAATTGCAACATTTGGCATCATTGAATCAGAACTAGGTAGTGTTTTTCCTAAAATTGTCTTTTCAATTGATGTGTCAGCACGTAATTTTGCTAATTCTTCGTTTTGTTTTAGTTTTTCGTCCTGATTTTGTTGATTCATCATTGCTTTCATCTTATCAAGGTCCATTCTTTCGTTAGCT